TTTTGCCGGCTCATAGTACGGGCAGTTTTCGCACCGCCCGATACAAGCCATATATTTACCGAACTTTCCTGAGTCGCACCGATCAAAATTGATGCAGTCGAAGTACATCATGTTCGATCATCTCCGAAGAATAATTCTCTCATGTCAACCGGTTCGTATTTCTTATGCAATAACTTCTTATTCTGTCTCGCCCCGTGCGGGTCATTACACATGAAACTTCTGCATATCTCCGGTCTGACCGGATAAATCTCACATTTATTATTCCTTTTTGAGTCATTCAAAAACGGACAGGTCAAGTCAAATCCAAGATTCTTGACTGGATAATTGTGTTGTTGTTCCTGTATATGATTCTTTTTGATGTACCGTCTGATTTCTTTTATCTCTTTACCAGAGACCGGGAGTAGGGTGGAGCAACAAGCCCCGCACCCTGTACATTTTCCATTCTCTGTGTAATCGTAAAGACCATTCTCCATATTTTTGAATGCTTCTGATAATGTTCCTACCATATTAATGCAGCTTCCATCCTACATTTCCTCCTGCTTCATAAAATCTGGGATGCTTGATTCCTGTCCTGCTGCCGGAACTGGTTCTTTCTCGGCAGTCT